AAAAAGAGGAATACCAACTGCAGCTTATGCCTATGTTTTATGTAAAGATAGCACTGAAGCTACCGAAGAAGCTAAAAGGTTTTATGGTCTTACTAAAAACTTCCAACCTACTTTCTGGTTTCTCGATGTAGAAGAAGCTTACTTAAACAGGGAAAATATTTCCATATATCAAAAAGCCCTGCGAGAACTAGGAGCTAAAAAAGTAGGGGTATATGTTGCTCATCATTTATATAAAACACTCAACCTCAAAATAGAAGAATTTGATGCTGTGTGGATTCCTCGCTACGGAACTAATGATGGAACCCCACAAAAGAAACCAGATTATCCCTGCGACCTCTGGCAATATACCAGTAAAGGAAGGCTAGATGGTTACAATGGTGATTTAGATTTAAACTGTTTAACTGGAACTAAACCACTGGAGTATTTTACTAGCAATTATGAAGAAGAATATATAACTAAAAAGCAACTAGCAGATATATTCTACTCTATCTCCAAGCAATTAAGGGAGGATAATTCTGATAGAAGAACTTCCTAATGCCTTTTATCAATTTACTAGCAATCGATTCGACACTATCCTCTTATTCCTCTATAAAAATTCTACTGTCAAAGCTCCTAAATTACTTGGTTATTCATATATTAAGGCTTTACAGGAACCTATAACTTACTTTGTAGCTTCTGACATATTCCCAGAGTTTAGCATTAATTAAACGTTTTAACGAAAGGAGTAAAAATGAGAAAACTAATTATATTAATGATTTTATTATTCTGCTTTTTACCCCCCTGCTGGGCAGCCTTACCCACTTTTGATGAATCACAAGAATTTTCCCAGTGGTTAAACGATATTAAATACTGGGAAGATATTAGAGATTTTCTTTACACCTGTGAATTGAATAATCAAATAGGGGGTATGCATAATCCTGACCAGCTATTTCATAATAAAATTGGTAATGAAACCGACTTCTGCTGGTTTATATCTTATGCTTGGCTTAGAGGATTAGCTCCCTACAAAACTTATATTTCAATAACCCCTGAACATACCTATGCAGTAATTGAGAAGAGTCCTAAAAACTATATAGCAGTAAAAAGTGTAAAGGTATTAGATGTAATGCTTATCTATACCCTATCTGCTGATGGCTTAACTTCTCAACTAGAAGAGGTTACTACCACAGTAATTAAACCTACCCCAGCTCCAGTAAAGAAAAGAAATTCTTCACCTAAAAACTATTGCACCATAGATGGAGTGTGTTATTGAAGTTATCAAACTTCATTCCCAGTAAAGAATATTTAGAGTGGCTAAAATCCTGCACCTGTGTTCAACAGCTTGATAAAGCAGTAACAACCGCTAAACTTGCTGATGAAGCAGTAACAGCTGATAAAATTGCCAGTGCTTTAAAGAGTATTGCTATCGCAGACTTAGATGGTACTGCTAATCTTGCGGATGTTATTACAGCAATTAATTCTATACTAGCTGTTCTTCGCACAGCAGGAATTATAGCCAGTTCTTAAATATAAATTAGAATAGAATCTCCTATTTCAATTTATTTAGGAGGCAGAATGTGGATTCTTTTCATGCAATTAAAAACGCTTTAGAATATGCTGAGTATACTTTATCAGCTAAAGAATCCTATGATTTTGAAATAACAGATGATGAATTAAAGCAAATAATTGACTTAATTCATAAATTAGAAGCGAAAATAGTCGACTTGTTTAACAACCAATAAGGAGTATAAATTATGGATTGGGTATCTTTTATTCAAGAAATAATTATCTTAATCCTTCCTCCTTTATTAGCTTTTATATTTGGAAAATTAGGGATTGACGCTGATAAAGTAGCTAAGCATAATATGATATTACTAATAGCTAAACAAACAGTATTATGGGCTCAAGACGCCTTTCCTGACTCTCCTGGAGTAGAACGATACGCTAAAGCATATGATGCATTTGTTAATGCTTTATATAAGAATGGATTACTAAGTAAATTAAGCGAGGAAGAACTTGAGCAAATATTGAAATCTGCTTATCAAGAAACGATAGGAATTCAGAAACAATTAAAGGAAGGAGGTGTAAGGTAATGTTAGAGAAAATTGCTTTATACTTTGGTGTAATAGTAGCAGTTATTCAAAGCATATCAGAACTAGTAAAAATAGTAGAAGCACCCGGTAATGGACCTGAAAAGAAACAGGCAGTATTAGATATGATATCAGTTATGTATGATGAAATTAATAAACTAACTCCATTGCCAATCGCTAAAGCAACTATTTTATCTATATCTTCTGCTATAATTGATATCCTTGTTGCTTTATACAATATAACCGGTATTTTTCGCAAGGAATAAAATACATTCTTTTTATTTAGCAATATTTGATAAAAAGCAACAAACTACGCTCAAATTGTTTGATTTATTCACTAAAAAATCTGTAGAAATATTTCATAATATTAGTATCGACCCTGAGATACAAGACAAAATAAAATATTATTCTAATAAAAAAAAGTTAGAATTAATGATGCAGTTATGGAAGGAAGATTTTAGAATAGATGCTGACATTATATCCAAACAGGTCGCAGTAGATATTGATAAACAAATAGATGCAATATTAAGTGAAATTGCTTCTCATCAAACTCCACCAGAAGGGGATAACTGGATTTGTTGGATAGGTGCAGATGGTGTTATGCATATCAACAAAGAAAAATAAAGTTAATAAAAGAAAATCAACTGTCTGGATTTCTTTATTTTTTGGTGGAGCTTAATATATTAATTATTAATGTATCTTATTATTTAGAAGCTGGGGGATGGTAACAATCCCAGCTTCTATTTATTTAGAGGGAATAAAATGACTTTATCATGGTATATATTAGTAGGTATTTCTTTAACTTTTATTGTTCTGATTGGAATAGTATATATAGATAACAAATTAAGGAATAAAATCAAAAGGAGAAATAAGTATGAGTGAGTTATTTTCTAATGGGGATTTAAAAGATTTACTTGTAGAAGTCAAAGTACAAAATCAGCAAATAAAAGATTTAATAGATAAACTGGACAATATAGAATGTCTAATTGATAAACATGAAGATAGGATAAGACAATTAGAACATAAGATATCTATATCAGATGTATGGATTGGAATAATAAGCTCAGTTATTATTGCTATGCTCATTAGATTTATAAATGCTTGTTTGTAATAAAGATTATTATAGGGAGGTTAGAGAATGGGTTTTGGATTCAAACAAAATTGCAATTTAAATTTCTTACGCTATGATTTCCTTCAACAAGATGCAGTATCTCTTGTGCCACTCAGTGATTTACATATTGGAAATAAATTAGCAAGAGAAGATTATATTACTAAAGTAATTGACTATATTAAAAATAAAGACAATACTTATACTATATTAAACGGAGATATAATCGAAGGAGTTACAACTTCTAGCGTAGGAGATATATATAATTTAAAATACACTTCTCCTGATGAACAAATTGCTCAAGCTCTTAAAATATTATCTCCTTTAAGAGATAAAATATTAAGTATTACATCTGGAAATCATGATACTAGAAGCGAGGGACATGATTTTAATTTAGAAATAGCACGAGAATTAAAAATTCCTTTTCATTATGTAGGTAATTTAATTGAACTAAGAGTAGGGCATAAACCAAGAAACAATAAACCTTTTATTTATACTATATATCATACTCACGGAAGGGGTGGAGGATCTTCAAAAGGAAGTAAATTAAACAAGGGAAACAAATATGGTAATATCATAATTTCAGATGTCTTAATTATGTCTCATGTTCATGATTGGACAGATTCCTCACAAGTATTTTTCATTCCTGATATGTATAATAAAAATATACTTGTTAAACAGCAATATTGTGTTATTACTCCTGGATGGATGGAGTATGGTGATTATGCTTTAGCACGAGGTCTTCCTCCTGCTACTTTTGAAGTTATTGAAATTACATTCTATGGTAAGGGAAAAGGAGGGATAGAAATAAAGAAACATGCCTAATCACAAAATCGGATCTTCTTCTGCTATTACATGGTATGGAACAAAACATAAATTATCTGATATAATAGAGCAATATTTACCTAGACATACTACTTATGTTGAAGTTTTTGGAGGTAGTGCTTCTCTCCTTTTAGATAAAGCACCTAGTAGGATAGAGGTATATAATGATATAAACCAAGACTTAGTTACTTTTTTTCGTGTATTGCAGGATGAAGAAAAGTTTAAGAAGTTAATGCATAAATTAACTTATACTTTATATTCTCGTCAAGAGTATGAAGAAGCACTTGCTACTGTAGAATCAGAACAGGATGAGATAGAAAAAGCAAGAAAAATATTTATTATCACCAAAATGGCTGCTCTTCAAAGAGTAGGAGGAAAATGGGGATATGTAGTAAGAACAGCAATATCTTATCCACCTTCTAATGTAAGGAAATGGGCTACATCTCTAGTACATTTAGAAAATTTGCACTCCCGTTTGCTTCCTGTTCAAATTGAGAATGATACATTTGAAAATATAATAAACAGGTATGACTACAAAGAAGCTTGTTTTTATTGTGATCCTCCATTCGTATCAAAATATGAATGGAGAAAGAGACAAAGGATATATGAAGAATACAATTCTTTTTCAGAAGAAAATATAAATATATTGAATAATCAATTATTGAATATACAAGGTACTGCTACAATTACTATTCGTCCTTCTACAGAATATATTCCTTTGTTTGAACGATATAAAGCTCACTTAATAAAAAGTAATGAACTTGATAAAGTACCTCTTATTATTTTTTCTGAAGTTTCACCTCACCTCGAAAAAGTAGAGAATATTACTATATCTGATTTCAAATATTTAATTAATCGCTTTGCTGAAAAAGGCGAGAAAAATTATTCCAATTCAGAAGAAGTTCCTTCTCAATAAAGAATAAATTATTCAATGCTTTAGGATAATAAGAAAGAATAAAGTCAGAAGAAATTAAATAAATAGGAAGTTTGCCAGCAAGAATTATATTTGAAAATTTCATAATTGCTTTTGTTTCTTTAAAACTAATAGAATAATATATAGATAAACCGGTGCCTAAATGATATAATAATGAAGTATCTGGGAATAAGAAAGAAGTAAAATTATACATATGGTGAATTTTAACATAATTAGGATCAAATCCCACTTCCTTTCCTAACTTAGTAATGCTTATATAGGAATGTGGGTCTATCTCAAATATCATCGGGTTATTACTTTTTATTACTGTTTCTATTTCTTCCTTTGTAGATACTCTAAATAAAATGTCATCTCTAGAACAGGTAGAAGCTATTAACTGAGGAACAAATCCATAAGCAAATGAATTAACTACATAAGAGATTAAATAGCTACCAAACACATTTGTCTCAATAGGCGATAATTGTGGAGCATCAAACTCTAATTTATTCGTTAAAATTTTTAAATTCATATTATTAGTAATTGGTGTTACATTTATTAATGCCATATATACCTCCATTTATTTAAAATTTAATATTATTATATCACAAAAAAATAACTTTGGCAATATATTAAAATTATTTTTTTATTACTATTTGTTGACAAAAACCTAAATTTAGTATATTATATTAAATATGAAAAGTAAAGTTATTATTGAAATAAACAATACTTATAGTAAATTAATTTTTCAACCTTTACCTCAATTTCCTCGTTCAGCTAAAGAAGAAATTGAAAGGGTAAAGAATACTATTTATTTACGCCTTTCTTATTTACGCACAGTTTATGTAAAATCTAAAATACAGAAAGTGAGAGTGTCAGCTTATAATAAAAGATCCAATGTAGTTTTAACTGGGTTTATTCCTATTATAAAAGATTTATTAAATGACTTACAAATAGAAACTGAAATAATAGATAAAAGAAATAAACCTGAAGTAAATTTACAAGATATAGAATTAAATGATATAAAATTACGAGATTATCAAATAGAAACTATTAAAAAAGCAATTGAGCATGAGCGTGGAATTTTAGATATGTCAGTAGGAGCCGGTAAAACAGAAGTAGCCTGCGGTATTATTAAAGCTCTTAATCTTCCTACTTTATTTATAGTGCATACTCGTCCTCTTTTAATGCAAACTAAGAAAAGATTAGAAAGTAGATTAGGAGAAGAAATAGGATTATATGGAGCAGGAATAAAACAATTAAATAAAATAACTGTAGCTTCTATCCAATCTCTTTACTCTAATTTAAACACTGAAGAAGTTCAGTTCTTATTAAAAAATTGTAGCTTAATTATAGTTGACGAAGCTCATCATATTTCTACTAATACATATAAAAAAGTATTAGAACAGTCAGATGCTTATTTTAGATATGGTTTATCAGGAACACCATTAGATAGGGAAGATGATGGTAGTTTATATGTAATAGGAATACTGGGGAATAAAGTTATTGAAGTTGGTTCTAAAGAACTTGTAGAACAAGGATACCTTTCTCAACCTATAGTTAGATTAGTAGAATTTTTTTCTAAACTGGAAAATGAAGAGGGAGAGGAATTATGGTCATTTGATCCAGAAATAAGAGGAGCTAGCTGGAATAAATTATATGAATTAGGTATTACACATAATAAGAAAAGAAATAAATTAATATGTGAATGCACTAAAAGATTATTACTAGAAAATAAAAAAAGAATAATGATAATAGTAAAGGAAGTAGAACACGGTAAAGAATTGCAAAAAGTAATGGAGGAAGAATTAAGACATCGAGTTCCATTAGTTTGGAGCAAAAGTAATGGGCAGAAAGATAAATTAGAACTGTCTAAATTTGAACAAGGAATATTAAATGTCATTATTGCTTCTCCGATTTTTGATGAAGGTGTTGATATTCCAGCAATAGATGCAATTATAATAGCGGGAGGAGGGAAGTCATATATAAAATCAGTACAAAGAGTAGGAAGAGGGATGAGAAAGTATGAAGGAAAAGAGAATTTAATAGTAGTAGATTTTATAGATAAGTCTTTACCTGTTTTAATTCGACATTCAGGAAGTAGAATAAAAACTTACTTAGCAGAAAACTTCACTATTTATTTATGGGATATAAATACTAATGCCAAAAAGAAAATAAACAATGATGATATCACCCAAGAATGGGTAAAAATTCAGATTAACCAGAGAAAATATTATCCTATAGAGGAAATTAAAATTAGGAAGGGAGGTAAATCTTATGGACAACAAATCAATATCAGAAAGCGGTGATGATGAATTATTGACCAGAAGAGAAGCAAGCTTATTTCTTAAGACCAGTTATACTAAACTACAGTTGATGGAAAAAAATAATGAAATCCCTTTTATTAAGATTGGAAGAAGAACATATTATTTAAAAAGCGCTCTTATTGATTGGTTAAAAATGCAAATGGTGGTGCCTAAGTTTATGCAGGATATGAAGAAAGAGGAAGAGAAATTAAGTTCTATAATAGATGAAGCACAAAAACTTGCAGAAGAAGAAGAAAAAGAGGAATCTATATCTCCAACTAAATTAGCTTACGATATATTGATGCGGAAGAATAAAGAATAAAAGAAACCCCCTGTCCTTCTGCCAGGACAAGGGGCTCATATTGAAGGAGGTGGGGAGGGTTTTCTCATAACCATATATTAAAACCAAATCCTTTATCCCTTATTCCCCAAACCTAAAAATTTCAAAATTTCGCTAAAATATTTTATATTTAATTGAAGTTAAATTCAATCATGAAATTCAGTAAGTAGTAAGTATAATTTAATTTCATTTCATTTAATTTAAACATTACCAAATTGCTAAACTTCCTTCTATCCGGTATCCAGGAACTAAGTATCATGTTTATCCTTAGATAGGATCTTAGGATCACATCTAAGGATAGTATCTCCCTCACCAGTCAGTAAAATACAACGTATAAATATTAGATTTTATTCCCGGATTTTATATAAATTTTAAAAATATTTTTAAAATAATTTTTATTTTTTTTAGCCTGAATTTTTTACCTTTCCATTCTGCAAAATTACCCTTTAATTTAGCCCAGGAGCCCTCTATCTTTTAAAGGTAGTATAAAAATACTATTTAATGTTTAGAGAGGCTCCTGGTTGATTTTTTAGGGGATAGAATTGAAATGGATAATTATAAGCTTTAATTTTTTCCCAGTTGACAAAATTATTCTTCTTCTGTATAATTAACTCACAATAAAATTTAAAAAGAGAGGTGAAAAAGGTAAAATTGAGTACTATAACTTTAGATGATAAGAAAAAGAAATATGATGAAATGATTTATTCGTCTTTTGGTTCTTTAATCTCTTCTCTGTCTCCAGGTAAAGTTATTAATAAATGGCTGTCTATGTCAGAAGAAGAAAAAAGAAATATATTTTTAGATAATATAGACTACTTGGAGAAAACAAATTTAGATGTTTCATATGGAATAGGAAATTTAAGTATATGTGAAATTAATCAGTATGATAGTTGTTTAGTGTATCTGAATATAGGACGCAGTTTTAAAATTAGAGAAGACCGATTAGAAATTAATCTTAAAGTGGAAGGTGAGAATATGAATTTTATTTTCCGTCCTGTTATGATTAACTTGGAAGTAATTTTACTTCGTTCTTTTTTTAAAGATTTATTTTCTATATATAATTCTCTCCATGTCTAAAACTAATTCTTGGCATTATTTTGAATCATTGAATGAAGAAGAGAAATTAGGATTTAAATTAGGAAAAGGTGTAGAATCGGCTTTAAAAGATTTCTGGAAATATAATGAATACTATGATGTTTTTAAGAGACAAGATCCTAGATTGCATTCAATGTTTAATTATCTAACAAAAGTAGCTGTTGATTTAAACTTAGGGGGAATTGACCCATATATATTTGGATATAAAGTAGCTCAATATTTTTATTCTTCCAGAAAAGGAAAAAGATTTTATTTTGGATTTTTAGGTACTAGAGAAGCATTAGAAGTTTATTTAAATTATGTTAACTCTATAAAAGTAAAGAAGCAAAAGCAAGATATGGAAGAAGAAAAGAAGATATTAGCTAAAGTTGTTAATCGAATTAAAAATGCTTGGAATTTAAACAAAGAGGAAGTGTTAGATCTTTTAGAAGAAGGTGGAAAGATAGACAGAGGGGTGCGAAAATACCTTGAACACATCTAGTATTACTGACAACGAATTACAGTTAAAAATTATTTATTTATACTTATTTGATCAAGAATTTTTTCTAAGTGCAAATAAATACATATCACCAGATTTATTTACTAACCGAATCATTCAGCGTTCGGTTGAAATTGTTGAAGATTATTATTATAAATATGGTGGAATATTTAATAAAGATCAAACTGTCTTTTCTACTCTTCTTCTTAATGATCCAATAGCTAGTCAATCACAGTTGCAAGTTGAATCTTTTCTTACTGCTTTAAATCAACTAGAAGTTACTAAAGCAGAAGCTGCTTTTTTAATTGATCATATTGCAGAAGTATCTAAACAAAGAAGAGCTATTAATTTATTACCAGAAGGAGCAAATTTAATTAAGGAAGGTAAAGTAGATGAGTTTGTAGCTAAGGTTGTAACTGAGTTGGGAGATTCAAAAGAAGCATTTGAAGAGTTAGATTTATTTGCTGATAATATGGAAGCAGTAGCTAGAATTTTACATGGTGTAGAAAAAGAAAGAATATCTACTTTAATTCCTGCATTAGATAAAAGCTTGCATGGCGGACTAGGAGCAGAAGAATTAGTAGTAGTTGTGGGAGGAGCAGGAAAAGGAAAAACAACCTTTCTTATCAATTTAGGATGGGCGGCTATGTTGCAAGGTAAGAATGTTTTATATGTAACATTAGAGGTTTCTAGATTTAGAATTTATCAAAGAACTTGGAGTTTGGCAACTGGATTAAGTGTTGATTATATTATGCAACATACTGAAGAAGCAGTTGAAAGGATAAAACAGCATAAATTAAAAAAGGCGTGGGGAAAATTTAAAGTTATTGAATCACCTAAAGGAGTAACATCGGTAATAAATATTGACTCTTATATTGATAAGGTTTATTATTCACAAAATTTTGCTCCTGATTTGTTGATTGTTGATTATGGAGATTTACTCCGTCCTGTAAAACATTATGAAAGTGATTGGAAAGAGGCAGGTGAAATATTTTCTGATTTAAGAAGAATTGCAGTTAAGAGACAGATATCTGTGGTTACTGCTTCTCAGTTAAATAGAGAAGGAGCCAAAAAGACATTAGCTAAAGGAACTGATATTTCTAGAAGTTGGAGTAAGGTTGCTGATGCTGATGTTGTTTTAATTTTGAATAGAACAGAAGAAGATGATATGAGAAATAGGATGCGTATATTGGTAGATAAGAATAGGAATTATTTAAGCGGTGCTGTTATAGAAGTATTTACTGATTTTGAGCATATGAAAATTGGGGAGATATTTCCTACTATAAAAGAGGAAAAAGAAGAAGAATATATAAAAGATTTATTAAATGATGATATATCTCCTTTTTAAAATTTTTGTATTTATTAGTTTCATTAAATAGGGGAGGTGTTATATATGACATTCATTTCATTATTAAATAAGCTAGGAATTGATTATTTAGAAGCGGGAGAAGAAGTAAGAATAAATTGTTTGCATTGTGAAGATTCTAAATATCATTTATATGTTAATCCTTCTAAAGGTGTTTTTCATTGTTTTAAATGTGGGTGGAGTGGAGGATTGAAAAAATTACTATATGAAGTTAAACAAATATATAAAACTGATATTAATTGTGAAGAGAGTAATAATATCGAAGAATATCATATAGAGAATGAAGTTAAAAATAAAATAATTGCTTGTAAATTACCTTCTGGATACTTCAAATTGGCAACTGAGAAAGGAAGAAATAAAGAAAAAGCATTACAATATCTATTTGATAGAGGTATTGATTTAGAAACCATTGAGAAATATGAAATAGGATATTGTAATATGGGAAGTTTTGGTGGTAGGATTATTTTCCCAATTTATTATCATGACAAGTTGATGAGTTATATAGGTAGAGATATATTAGGCAGATTACCTAAGGTTTTAAACCCACCTATATGGGAGGCTGATCCACCATCTAGGTATTTGTATAATTTTGATAATGCTGTTTTCTTTCCTCGTTTAGTTATTACTGAAGGAGTTTTTGATTGTTTAACTTTACAGACTATAGATGCTTATACTTGTGCTGTAGCTTCATTTGGTAAAAAGTTAACTTCTGCTCAAATAGATTTAATTTTAGCGGAAAAGTTTGAAGAGATAATATTTGCTTGGGATGGAGATGCTGTTAAAGAGGCAATAAAATATAGCCATATTTTTTATCCTATTTTTAATGTCAAAATTGCTAATTTTCCAGTAGGAGAAGATCCTAATTCACTTGGAAAGAAGAAGGCAACTGAATTTATTAATAATGCAGAACCGGTTCCTGATGTTGAATTAAAGTATTGTTTATCTTATTAAGTAGGGAAATAAGATGAATAGAACTTTAGGTTTATTTTCTAGACAAGAGAATCAAGATAAAGTTTATTTGAATTGTGTTAATTGTCCTTTATATAATAAAATAAGAGTACCTCCTGAAGGAAATTATGATACTGCTGAAGTGATTGTGATAGGAGAAGCTCCAGGCATGCTAGAAATTAAAAATGGTATTCCTTTTTGTGGGCTGTCGGGAAAATTATTAAGAGAGACTTTAGATAAAGTAGGTTTTGATAAAAATAAACTGTTTATTATTAATGCTGTTCAATGTCATCCTGAAGATGATAAAGGAAGTAATAGAACTCCTAGTATATTAGAAATTCAATGTTGTAGAGATAACTTGATTTCAGAAATTAGAAAAGTTAAAAATAGAAAATTAATTATTTTAGTTGGTTCAGTTCCTTTGCGTGCTTTATTGCATAAAAATGGAATTAATAAATACAGAGGAATGGAAGAATGGAATGAAGAATTTAACTGTTGGGTTATACCTACTTTTCATCCAGCAGCTATTTTAAGAGATATAAATAAAAAACAATATTTTGAAAATGATTTAAAGAAATCTAAGTCTCTATTATCAGCAAGCAAGAGAGAAAAAATTAAATATTTATATCCTCATAATTTAGAAGAATTAGAAAATATCTTGAAGTTATTTAGCCCCGATTCAACTATTGCTTTTGATATTGAAACTAACTCTTTATCACCTTTTAAGGAAAAAAGTAAGATATTAATGCTGTCTTTATCTGATGGTAATACTACTGCTGTTATTCCATTATATTATAAATACTCTCCGTTTTCTGATTTAGAATTAGTTGTTGTAGTTAACTTATTACATCAATTTTTTACTACACATAAAAATCTTGTTGCTCATAATGGAAAGTTTGATTCATTGTGGTTAGATGTAATTTTTAATATTGATGCTGTTCCTACCTTTGATACAATGATTGCACAATATTTATTAAATGAACAAGCAGAGTTAGGATTAAAAAGATTGGCTTCTCAATATACAAACTTAGGTAATTATGCTCAAGGAGTAACAGATTTTTATAGTGATCTTGAACAAATAGATGCAGAAACAGTTATTGAATATTCAGCTATGGATGCCTATGCAACTCATTTATTATATGAGAAATTTAAAAAGGAAATTGAAGAACAGAAATTGAAAAATACTTTACAGATGGTAATGCATTTCTCCAGTGCTTTAGTTAAAGTAGAAAAGGTGGGAATTGGTGTAGATGTGCCGGCAGTCGAACAAATTAGTAATACTTTGCAAAATTATGAAAATGACTTATTGAAAAGAATAAAAAGTTTAAGAGTAGTAAAGAAGTGGGAAGAAATTAATAATAAAGAGTTTAATCCTAATTCACATCAGCATTTGGCAGATGTATTATTTAATATTTTACAACTTCCTGTTTTAGAATATACTGATAAAAATAAAACACCTTCTACAAGATCAGAAGTTATTAGACAGCTTGCTCCTCATCATGAACTGCCTAGAATGTTAAGTATGTATGCAAAAATAAAAAAGTTGACTTCTACATTTATAAATGAAATTAAAAATAATATATCTCATGATAATAGGATTCACACTAATTTTCATCTTACTTCTACTGTGTCAGGGAGATTATCTTCTTCAGATCCTAATTTACAGAATATACCAGCAAGGGAAAATATTTCTTTTTTGAAGCGCTCTTTTGTTCCTGATAAAGGTAATATATTTATTAATTTTGATTACTCACAAATAGAACTTCGAGTTTTGGCATCATTAAGTAAAGATCCCAATATGTGTTTAGCATATCAACAGGGAATTGATATTCATACTTATACAGCTCAGAAGATATTTAATAAAACAGATATAACTAAAGAAGAAAGACAATATGCTAAAAGTATTAATTTTGGATTAGTTTATGGTATGTCTCCTGTTGGACTTAGTAAACGATTAAATATTTCTGAAGAAGAGGCAAATAAGTTTATGCAAGAATATTTTCATCAATACCCAAAAGTAAAAGAGTATATGGATCAAGTTAAATCTGAAGTTTTAAGAAAGAGGTATGTGCGTAGTCCATTAGGAAGATATAGAAGATTTTATGATGAAATAGATATGGTAAATAGAGGTATTTTAGATTCAAGTAAACAGAACAGTATATTAAATGGTGTTATTAGAAAAGCTATTAACTTTGCTATTCAAGCAACTGCTTCTGATATTACTCAGTTAGCTCTTTATCGTATTATTGAAACATTTAAAAAATTGGATACAAAAGCTAAAGTAGTATTAACGGTTCACGATTCAATATTAGTTGAATGTCCAGAAGAAGAATTATTTTCAATTTTTCCTGTAGTGAAAAGCATAATGGAGAATATAAATTTACCCTTTTTAATTGTGCCATTAGAAGCTGAAGCTGAAGTTGGATATAGTTATGCTAATTTAGTTCCTTTTTCAGACAATGTATTGGAAGAAGCTAGGAACAAATTTATATCTTTATCGCAAATAGAAACTGTTATATTGAATAATTTGAAAGAAATTGAAGAAAAAATAATTGAAATTGAGGAATAAGGTATTGACATACATGTTATACTTTAGTATAATTGATATACCAACTTTGGGGAGGTGAATTTTTTGGAGCAAAGTATTAATTTTAAAAGTAAGTTGAATGAATTAGTTTCTCAATATGAGAAATACAATGAAGAGTGGAAGAATTTAAGTAGTCAACTTGCCACAGATTTACAAATTGATGAAACCTTTTTAGATGGAGAACTAATGAAGCACTCTGCTATTTTTTATCATTACTCATCATTTCTTAATGATGTGGAAATGCTTTATGATAATTTCAAAACTTTATTAGAAGCATTTGAAAGTCAAGAAGAGTTAGGGATTAGAGCTTCAGCAGAGCTTAATAATGTTAAGACTACTGAAGGAAAGATTGAAGCTCAGATTAATTCAAATAATGAAATAGTATATTATAGGATGCAACTTAATATGTTAAAAGGGTTATTAAATGGGTTAAAGACAGTTAAAGATGCTTTGACACAGAAGAAGGATATGCTAGTAAGTTTAAGTGCAAATTTAAGGGAGCAATTTAGAAATGATATTAATTCAATTAATGAATAAGGAGGTTAAACATTATGCCATATTATAAACCAAACAGAGATAAGATTAAAGAGGATTTAGAAAGAGGTACTGTTAAACTATGGAAACCTAAATCAGGAGAGAATCGTATTAGAATATTACCT